TGTTGATCATTACGATCAACAATGCTTAAAATTAGCTTCTGTGCAGAAGCTTTTCATGGTCTTAGAGTGATAACTAAGGCTGGGGTCCTGTCCTTCGCGATATACGATTCATCGCGGGACGGGAAAGGAACAACCCCCTACGCAGCAATGGATGCTGCAGGCACCAAGTTACATGTGCCGATTCACCAATTTACTGAGCTCCCCAAAAGAGTCAGTAAGGTCGCAGAAAAGCTGTATCAACTTTTCTTATCATGCGACCCTACTATCCCTGAGAAGGAAGTAGAATGGATCCTCAACACCTCTCGAGTTATTTTTGAGTATTACCTCAAGTCGATTCACTGTTGTGGCATTAAAATGCGCACGCGGTGGAGAGATTTGGATTTCTCTTTTGGACTCGGTAACATCACTGATTTGAACTCCTTCAAATCAGCGGTGAAGTCTAGCTTAGTCTGGCCGTCTGCCGCTATTACGAATAATAGTGCAGCGCCTGTGATCCCGTTAAAAGGCCCTAGTCGTGAATACTTCAAAAGATTATTCAGGACAAAGGTCTCGATGAGAAAACTGGCATTGGTTCAGACTTTGCTGATTGGAGTGAAGAAAGTGGCTCCTGCTATGCCAACTAGTCAAGTTCGTACGAACGAAGACGGTTGTATAGCAAGATATAGGTTGCCACCTCGACAAACCGACGATGAAATTAATTGTGCGCTGAAACAAGCACAATACATTCTCAAAGGTTTCGACTTTACTCTTCCTGAGCGGATACAGAACTTCTCTTTGAGAGCTAATCTCGACGCAAGTCGGGCAGATTATGGCTCTTACGGAGAGGCAATGCGAAGGTTTGGGATGGCCGACTCATCCAAAGTGAGCAACGGCTGCGTGAGACACGAAACTGGTCTTGCCGCTCCTACAGTAGAAGAACTATTGTCAGAAGTAGCAGAACTGGAATTTAATCTTGCGTGGCCGTTCTCGGATGAGCCCCCCTGTGTTTTTAAATTCACAGACAAAAGATCACTCCGTCGTGAAGTGGTAGGGTTGCCGGAACCATTAAAGGTCCGAGCAATCTCACTTAACGAGTGGTGGGAATCTCCTCTTTGGGGTCCTCTTCAACTGTCGTTGATGGACCACCTCAAAAAGAAGCCTTATGTCTGTTCAGGCAAGGAACTACCTCCTGAATTTTTTAACACATTTGCGAGTGCCGTAACAGAGGCAGAAGCTGTATGTGGTGTACCATTCATCATCGTTTCCGACGATGGTGACGCAGCCACAGACAGTATCTGTCTCAAGTTAAGCAACTTGTCCATACGAAACGTTGTGCCAGATGAACTTAAAGCAGTTTACGATAAATGCTCAGGGTTCACTGGTGAATGTATCGTTCGCGTCAGAGATATCAAACATCCTGATGCGCCTTGGTTCCAACAGGCGAATTCTCAACTAATGGGTGACCGTCTAAGCTTTGTGAAGCTTACGGTTATTCACAGTTCATGGAAACTCGAATTCTTTAGAAGAATACAGAAAATCTATGGACTGAGTTGGGAACTCATACACCGACTGTTCCTGGTAAACGGGGATGACGGTGTAGTGGCGTTACCAGAGACCCTCGTCGACGACTATTTGTCGTGGATGGGGAGACTCTGGAACATCAATCCTGTTAAAACTCAAATATCCAGAAGTATCTTCACGATTAATTCTAGGATGTTTCGAGTGGGATCAAGGGCCGTTCAAGAAGTTCCATTTTTTAGGTGGAATCTCGTAGAGCGGGTGGACAAAAGTGGTGGACTGGTAATTAACCCACAGGTCTGGAATG